AAACTATACGGTGGAGATGAGATGGTAGACAACCTATCTTTGGCAAATGAGCTTACTTTAAGCCTCTCTAACGAAACATCTAACGTAGGTGGCATACACATATCAAATTCTTTAATCGAGTTGATTAGAGAGCAGGAGTTGGAGTTAAACGGAGAGTTTAGTGGTTCCCGAAGTGGATTCACAGATTTAGATAAACAGATAGTAGGATTTAAGAACCAACAGGTTGTAATTGTAGCAGGTAGACCAGGTATGGGTAAGACTACGTTTGGAATTAATATTGCCTATCGACTTGCAAAATACCATAATACCCCCGTAGGTTTTTTTAGCTTAGAGATGAGCCATACTGAGTTAACCAAAAAGTTTGCTGCTATCGAGGCCCAAATATCTAACTCAAGAATAAGAGAATTAGATGAAACTAAGCTCCACGAATATTTTAGAAAGGCACAAAACATAGGAACATTACCAATTCATATTGACGATAAACCAAACGCATCTATTGACGACATCAGAGCAAGGGCAATTACAATGAAGCGTCGCCATGATATTAAGTTACTTGTTATTGACTACATTCAGCTTATAAACGTAGGTAAGGCAAAGGGAAATAGAGAGCAAGAGATTTCTGAGATTAGTCGCAAGATTAAACTATTGGCCAAGGAATTAAATATACCGATTATTGCTATTGCACAATTATCTCGCCAGGTTGAAACATCAGATCCTAAGATACCTTTCTTACATCACCTAAGAGAGTCAGGTAGTATTGAGCAAGATGCCGATATGGTATTGATGTTATGGAGAGCAGAATATTACGATTACCCCGAATTTGAGTTTGATAGTAGAATGGAGGATAGTAAAGGAAAATGCGTTTGTTTTATACGCAAGAATAGAAATGGTGAAACAGGAAGGGTATTATTTAGAAATAATTTAGCGTTATCCTCATTCTACAATATTAGTGTTGATAACTTTATACCACAAAATTTAGATTTTTAATTATATTAGCAAAAAAAAATAATTATGGAACAAGAAAAAGCAATTCAGATTTTAATCGAAGTGGCCTTAGTAGCCCAGTCAAAGGGAGTTTTATCTTTAGATGATGCAGTCATAGTAAAAGAGGCTATTGATACATTTAAGCCTAAACAAGAGGATGACGTTCAAGAGGGAGAATTATAACGTACAAATTCTTGAGGAGTTAAGAGAATACCTATTAAAGAATCCGTCTATAAGATTTTGCCAAGCCCTTTACAACTTGAAAATTGTTGACAAGGAAGATAGATTTTATGAAGAATCTTCTAAAACATTAAATAGGGTTAGATTAGTTATTGAAGACGATGAAGAAGACTTCATATAATAACATAGAAGAACTTATTGGAAGCGTTTGGATGTTCCCATGGTCAATAGGCAATAAAGTTAAACTCATAAGGATAGATAAAGCAAGAAGCAAACTAACTGGAAAGGTTTTAACATTTGAACATCTAACATTAAATAAACCGAATTTTGAAACAAATGAATCATACTTTGAAAAAGATTTCTTGGTATGGGCAGAAAGGATAACATGAGAGTATTGGAAGCATTAGCAGAAGAAATTTCAAGGCAAAAAAAAATTGACGCTTTGATGAAATTGAAACAAGTAAAAGAATACGAGTTAAAAGAAATTAGAAAAGCATTAAGATTAGTAATTCAAAAGCAAAAATTATGAAAAAATCAATTAATACACCACAAGTAATAGAAGTATCAAAATCAAAATTTATGTCAGTTAGCTTCTTTAAGAACTCTGCATATCGTGGAGGTTTTGAGTTAAATATTATTTTAGGACAATTTAATTTGCGAATTGCAAGACATCAGTTTGCATTTTGGAAAAATTATGAACCTATATTTAATTATACTTGGTAATGAGCATAGAAGATAGCTTTATTTATAATTATCAAAGTGCTTATGAGAAGCATGAGAAAGAAAAAAAGAGTTTTGCGAAGTACGATGCAGATAATAGCAATACTTCAAGAACTTTTGATACCGGAAGTAAACGTGATGATGATACCGATAAGCCATTGGTAAATCATTTGACTGCTTATACTCGTTTAAGATTTGGCTATTTACTACGTGAAGGTGCTAATAAGTATGGTAAGAATAACTGGCAGAAAGGTCAACCAACGGAAACAGCATTAGAAAGCCTACACCGGCATTTAGCAAAGTATGAAGTTGGGGATAGAACTGAGGATCATTTATCGGCAATTATCTTTAACGTACAGTTGATCCTAAAGAACGAAGAACAAGAAGGAGTAAGTGTTGATAGTTTTTATAAGAAAGTTAAATAAGATTTAGTATTTTTGGTTGTGGTTATCGCCCAAAGGGTTTTTTATTGGTTTCCCTTTTGGGTAAAGATTGGGGGCGATTAGCCCCCTTTCTCGTTTTACACCTCCGCAATCTCTATAGTTAACCTATCATCTCCTTCCTCGTAACAAAATGTCAATTCCTTAACATACTTTACATTATCATCTATAAACATTTGGCCTTTCGCCAAGTCTAAAAAGCATTTCGCCCATAAAGAACATTTATTATCTAAATCCCAATTTTTTAGATTTCTGCGATATATAAATTTTATTTTAACTGGTTTTTCGATAAGCCCTATTTTTGCAAACTCTGGACACCAAATAAACTCTTTAAGCTCTTGTACGATCTTCTGCCTGACAGAATAATGGATGCCAGCATAAATAGCATTGTAACCAAGATAAATCTTACGCTTCTTGACCTTGCCAATCTCGATGAATGTAGGAGGATTATCATATACTAACGTAATCATTTTCGTATGCTTAGAGCGTCTAATATTGCGTCTATCTCATCACATATCTTGACTTGCAAGGCATATTTCTGAGGAGCATTACTATCTTCAAGGATTGTTAGCATTTCTGTCAAGCTCATCATATATTCAGACAAGTCGCCAAACGTAAGCCTATCTTCATTGCTCTTTGATTTTTCTTTTAAATCCATTATATTTTAGCTAACTGAAAGTGCATACCATCTTTACGTTTCCATACGCCACCCCAGTCAAATCCAGCATCGGTAAAGCATTTAACAAAAGAAGGTGAAAGTTTTGGTTGAGCGTTTAGCCCATTCTCAAAAGCATTCATATCAACTGCAATTCCCCAAGAGTGTAAACTCATACTTGTTAGTCCACGCATCTTACGAATATTAAAGCACCCATCCCAAGTTTTCAATTCCTTAACACATCCAGTTTTAATTAGATTAGTAAAGGCTTGTTCTAATGGCTTAACCATATCCTTGTTACAATAAATTCTTTTGGGTATTACACCAATCTCTAAATGTGCTGGCACATCCCAAAGGATCATGTAATTATTTTTTTCGGCTGGTTGGCCGTACTTTTTTAAAGCGTCTTTTGAGTAAACCATATTATATCCATTCTATTTTACGACCTAAATCCATTGGGATAAATAGGCCTATTTTACCATCTATAACTATACCACAACCAAGTGTAGGTCTTTTAGCAAATTGTTTAGCATAAGCCACAGCATAAGCATTTACATCAAGACCACAGCCAACATTTAAGCCAAAAATCATATCTCTTTCACTTGCACTATACATAACACCACCAAAAGAATGAATATGACCAATAACTGTAGATTGACGATTATCCTTTGCTCTATTTAAAGCTCCGATTTGACCACTACTACCAGTTCCATGAGTATATAAAACATTATCTATTTCGTGAGTATAATCCCATTTCCAACCATTAGGATAACCCATAATATCGTTATAGGTCTTCATCATTGATTTAGGCAATCCTGCCGTTTGTAGTTTCCTAAAAGGCAAAGCTGAGTGATTACCAATACATCCATAAACCTCAGGAAATGCTTTCCACCATTGTTCATGCTCTTTAATAGCTAATTCTAACTCATTACCGGCAGAATGTCCATCAGGATCAGTTTCGTGATAGCTTATAGCGTGAAAATCTGTATCATCACCAATATCCACAATGGTATTTACTTGAAATTTATTAAATACCTCGTAAACAAATTTAAAATAATCGGGATGAGTAAAAGGTGCATGGCGATCGCCAATAATTCCTACGACGTTTGAGTTCCTGAAACTCTTAACTAAATCGTATTCACCAGAGTTTAATCTTGGTCTGTACATATTGTTTAAGTTTTGATTTTAACACTAAGGTAATTACTATAATGCTAATAATCAAGAAAATAAAGAAATCACTATAATTAAAATTTCTTTTTGCGACAACCGACTTTCCTTTTTGTTTAATAAACACGTTTCTATATTCTATTTTTTTCTCGTAAATCCTTATTGGAACGGCCTTTTCGGCTATTATTGACGCTATTGAGTATATACCACTCTTGTAAATAATGCGAACACTACCCCCATTCTTTGTTGATAAGTATAATGTTGTATCTCTTTCAGGTTTGCTAAAAGAGAACTTTACGGTATCAGATTTTATAGTAACAATAGTATCTATTATACGCTCCGTAACAATTTTTGTTTTGTCAAAAAATACGCTATCTATTTTTGTTACTGTTCTTGTTTTGAATATACCACAAGAGGAAAGTAATAATAGCAAAAACCATAAACTATTTCTTATCGCCATCTTTAGCTTGTAATAAACCTATACCTATACCAATAGTAACTGCTGAATCTGTCCAATTAGTTTTGCCCATAAGAACAGAAGCAATACCACCAATAATTAATGCCCATCCAATAGCACTTGTCTTCCAACTCTTGCCTAATAACTTATGTAATAAACTTTCCATTACTTTCCTTGCCCCTTATATTTTTTAGTGTATAATTTAGAACTCTTTAATTTACTTGAACCCTTTTTAGAATGCTGGTTCGGTCTTTTAACTTTATTCTTTTTCTTAAAGGATTTTACATCCGTTACCTTTGCTCTTGCCATACTATTTACCTGAATACAATGCGTATTCTCTCTTTCTTCTGTTTAGTAAAATTGGTTTACCTCCTGCGTTCTTCCACATCTCAAAGGCAGCACCAATAGTAGGATCATTAGGATTAGCATTAACTCTTTTAATTAAGGTAGATTTATTTAAAGCTCCTGTGCCGATATTAAAACAAATGCTAACTAAAGCATCAAATTGATTCTGATTTATATCATCACGAGTATGGGAATATACGCACAACTCATAGGTCTTTAATACATTCTTAAATAACTCTAATGCTCTTGCCTCTGTTATAGGGCTGTCGGTCATTTTAACTCGTTCTCCGTTCTCATAATAAGTAGAACCTATCCCAATAGTAGGAACTCCTGCACTACACTTATAGGGCTTTAAAACGCATCCCTCTTCTTTTGCTATAAACTTTAATCCTTTCGGTGATACTGACTTTATTTCCATTACTTTAAAAAATCTGTAATTATTTTAACTGCTCCTATTCCAATAAGGGTAATCAATGCCCAAAGATAATTCTTGTATTTCTTGAACTCATCTCTTAAATCGTAGAACGACTTTTTTGTTTCTCTATAATCTCTAACCAAACCTTTGCTATCAGGATCTAATGGGCTACCGGCTAATAGGTCGTGAATATCTTTTACCATTACCTTCATCTCAGCTAATTGCTCTTTAAGGTTTTCTATTTCTTGAGCCATTGTATCAAGCCTATTTTTTTCGTGGGCAGTCATTAGCTTATAATTGTGTTTGTTTTAATACTTAAACCTGTTGAATCAGTAAATAGTGATGAGTAAAGCAAAGCTGAATACTCTCTCTTTTTTAAATCTATTTGATAATCTAATAATACAAAGTCAACAGAGTAATAGCCTATAATCTCATAGTTAAATTTACTGCCTATAAAGTATGAAGCATCAGAAATATATGTACCATCTATTGTAACATTATTTAAACCTACGTTTTTAAGTATATTTGATGTAATAGAACTAAATTCTTGTTTTATGTCTGTATACGATAAACTTTGGCAATATGGCTCTGTTGATTTATAAAATACTCCAGATGCTGGGTTATAGTACTTATCTACTATTGTATTGGTATAACAACTTGTAACAAATAAAGGATTTCTTGTTTTTCCTTCTGATGTCCCTATATCAGTTGGAACATATCTTGTCGCATCCATTATAAATAAATTTGACTTTAAGTCAATAGTTTCATTTGAATTTAAGATACTACCAAACGTAGATGTATATAATTGAGTTGTTGGTAAATTTTGTACATTTGAGCTACCCTTAAAAACCTGCAAATTACAATACTGAACATAAAGCTGAATACTGTCTGGGGCGTTCGCATAAGTATTTATTCTAAAGGGCTGATATTGCCTAATTTTAATTTTTGCTGTATTTGGTATTTCTAAAACTCCCTTAAAATCCCACCATATTCTATCTGAATCCGTAGTATTAAAGTTAGTTGTAGTGTTTAATGGTAAACTTCCAGAAGCACTTGGTATAAAACTTGATTCGAATTTTGAAGTAGCTGAATTATAATAATATTCAACAGGGTTACCATCGTCATCTTTGGTAAGTAATACTAAAGCAACTACTGGTCTTGGTCTTAGGTTATTTTGTGTAGCTCCAGCACCAGCAGCATCAGAAAAGTTTTTTAACCTTCCGTCTGTAAGAGCCGAATATGAAAATGCAACAGTATCCCCTGTTTGTATATCAAATGGTTCACTATCTATAAAATCACCTATGCTAAATCCAGCATTATTCCTACCGACAAATTTTGATGCAAAATCAATCCCTACGGTTTGTGTTTTTATTGTAAAGTATGGATAAAATGGTAATACAGGCATTGAATATTGCTCTGGAACGGTATCAGTAGTAAAATATCTGTTTTCAATACCATCTGGGAATAATGAACCTACTGTTTGATACCAACTATTCAATACAGCCTTTGCTCCTATATATGAAACCGATGACATTGTATAATTCGGAGTGTTAAAGGCAAAAGCGGCTTTATCTTCAATCGATACGTCATTAACTGGATAATTAAACTTTATTGTTTGATTTCTACCAGTATTTTTAAAGTTACTACCCGCATTTAATGTTTCTACAGTATCGTTTTCAACAGTAGTCCCAACAATAGAATAACCAACGTAATCCGTTGTATCATCATAATTGCCTATTAAATATTCAGTAATATTTCTTGATGTATCATTTATTAAATTTTCATAAGACTTTATGTGTATTTTATTATTTTTGTAATATGCTATTAGTCCAAATTGACTACATATTCCAGATAATATATCATAGCAAGTATTATATTTACCAAGTGATTTAAGGAAAGCATTTTTTTGTATATACATTCCATCTAACACCGTTTCAATAGTTTCTGTTCCACCATTTGATGCTCTATATCTATTGTACATAGAATAAGGAAACTCTAAAACTACTTGCTTTGTTATCTTACCAAAATAACAACATCTCATTATCACTTGTTCTAATGAAATATACTCACTAGCATAATATTTTATAAGATTTACTTCTCCGGATGTAAAATTGTAATATTTATTAATCTTCATTAATAAAGTATCAGAAAACTGAAGAGTTAATCTTATTGGAGTTATTTCATTTATAGAAACATCCGTGTTATAAATATAGTGTCCTTGCCAAATAA